ATTTATGGAGGTATTAAAAATGTCTATTGTACAAACCCTTACAGAAGGTATTGTCCAACGCGATATGGCGAAAGAAGGACAAGCTCTTCTTAACAAGTGGTCCCAAACAGGTCTACTTGAGGGCATCACTGATGAGCGTCAGCGTTCATCTATGGCCCGTCTTTTGGAAAACCAAGCAAAAGAACTTCTTCGTGAGTCTTCTAGCATGGCTAGTGGTGACGTTGAAGGTTTCGCTGCTGTTGCTTTCCCAATCGTTCGTCGTGTTTTCGCCGGACTTATCGCTAACGACCTTGTTAGTGTTCAACCAATGAGCCTTCCTTCTGGTCTCATTTTCTTCCTTGACTTTACTTTTTCTAATGAAATCGGTGCCGGAAATACCGCTGACCAATTTAGAATGGGTAACGAAAGAACTAAGTCAATTTATGGTACCGATAAAGTTGGTGCTGGTGTAATTGACGGTGTTAATCTTGTTGGATCTCTCAAAGAAGATCTTTCTGGTCCCGGTCGTTCTGGTATGGTTGGTTATGCTTATGCATCTCCAAGTGGTTCTACTGAAATTGCAAGCGCCCAAATCACTGCTACTGTTATTAATGTTAGCTCTTCAATGACAGATACAAATCTTAAGAAAGTTAAGTTTGATGCTGATGTTCTTTCTTTGGCTGCTGATCCTCATACACACAATGTTCTTGAGGTAGTTATTGATTCTACTGAGATTGAATCTGATTTGGATCGCGAAAATCTTTCCGCTATTCAGTTCACTCCTGCTCAAATTGCTGCTTTCACGGGTGTATCTACAGATGCTAGACAATTGCGTCGCTTGACCAAAATTGATTCTAATGGTGACCTAGTTGCTTACTTTATCGGTACTTCAGGTTCTGCTGTACAAGACTCAGTAACCAAAGCAGATCTTACTGGATCTTATCCGAAAGCTGATGCATATGCTGAAAAATCAAGCGGTCTTGGTGCTCTTGATACATTCACCTATCCAATGGAAGGCGAAAGCGAAATCCCAGAGATCGACATCAAGGTTGATTCAACAGCTATTACTGCTCAAACCAAGAAGTTGAAAGCAAAGTGGACCCCAGAATTGGGACAAGACCTCAATGCTTACCACAACTTAGATGCAGAGGTTGAGCTTACCTCAATCCTTTCTGAGCAAATCGCACTTGAAATCGATCGTGAGATCCTTGCTGACCTTGTAAACGGTGCAACCGCTGCTACCTATTACTGGTCTCGTTCTCCGGGTCTTTTCGTAAATCGTGAGACTGGTGCTGAAATTGGTGCTTCTGCTGCTGCTCCAGATTTCACTGGTACCGTTTCTGAATGGTATGAGACTCTCATTGAAACCATCAATGATGTATCTGCTCAAATCCACAGAAAGACACTTCGTGGTGGCGCTAACTTTGTTGTTTGCGGCCCAGAAGTTGCTAACATCCTCGAATTCACTGCTGGATTCCGTGCTAACGTTACCGCTGACGCTGACAAAGGCGAAATTGGTGCTGTTAAGGTTGGTTCTCTCAGCCGTAAGTTTGATGTTATCGTGGATCCTTACTTCCCACGTAATGTTCTTCTTGTTGGTCGTAAAGGCTCTTCATTCCTTGAAAGCGGTTACGTATATGCTCCATACGTACCACTCCAAACCACACCTACCATCTTCGGTGTTGAGGACTTTGTTCCTCGCAAAGGCGTAATGACTCGTTACGCTAAGAAGATGGTTCGTCCTGATATGTACGGTCTTGTTATCGTTCGTGGTCTTCTTGGTGAGTCTGGTGCTACTTCTGCTTAATAGCTGAATTAACATACTCACTACCCAACCCCTCGGTCTTCGGATCGGGGGGTTTTTCTTTTGATTTTAACTAATTATTGTATATTTGAGGTGATAAAATGAAACCAAAACAAAAAAGATTATGGGCTCGCCGTCAAGAGCTAGCCAATGCTAAAGCTGAACAAGCACGTCTCGCAGAAAAAGCAAGACTTCAAGCCGAAGCTAAAGCTGAGCAAGAAGCTGCTGAAGCCAAACGAAAAGCTGAGGAAGCTGCAAAGAAAGCTGCTGCTGAAGAAGCTGCAAAAGAAGAAGCCAAATCTGCGAAGACAAAGAGAAAAAGAAAGTCATCTAAGTCCGAAGAAGAATAAAGGGAATCAAGCCCCTCTTTTAACTATTTACTATGATCGGAGGGTTCATGCATGGCATTTCCAACTTTAACACCAACTTCACAACAATCAGCAATTATTCTTCCACCAACAGGAACGGTAGGTGATGTTTTAGCATCCCTGCCTTTTGGCATTTATACAACCGATGCTTTTCTTTCCGGTGCAGCAGACCAAGTTGCTTACACATACCGCAAGCTAGGTGGTGATGTTCTAGACATCGAGATCAAAGCAGAGAATGTTTATGCAAATTATGAAGAAGCAGTTCTCGAATACTCTTATCTCGTCAACCTTCACCAAGCAAAGAACACTCTTGGCTCTGTATTAGGCAATCCAACGGGCTCATTTGACGAAGACGGCAATATTACAGCCGGACAATCAGGTGTTGAGTTAAAATATCCAAAGTTTAACTTTGGTTACGCAATGAAAGTAGGTTCACAATTCTCGCATGAAGCAGGAATTGGTGGATCTCTTCCAATATACTCAGCTTCTTTTGATACAGTTAGCGACCAACAAGACTATGATCTCCAAGCTATTGTCTCGGCTTCAGCAGAAGCTGGTGGCGTTCCTTATGCGGATATTGACAGAACAAAAAGAATTGTAATCAGAGACGTATTTTACATTTCTCCTCGACAAATGTGGAGATTCTATGGTTATTATGGTGGACTTAATGTTGTTGGGAACCTTCACACCTACGGACAATACGCAGATGACTCGTCTTGGCAGATAATTCCTGTTTGGCAGAACAAATTGCAAGCAATTCAATACGAAGATCACCTTTATACACGAACCTCACACTTTTCATACGAGATTATAAACAATAATCTTCGTTTATATCCAATTCCATCATCAGTTTCACCAGAAAAAATATGGTTCCGCTTCTCGATTCGCGATTCATCTTGGGAAGATGATTATAATGATGGTCAAGATGGCGTAAATAACATGAATACGCTTCCATTTGAGAACATTGCTTTTGAAAATATCAATTCAATTGGAAAGCAATGGATCAGACGCTTTGCTTTGGCCCTAAGCAAGGAAACATTAGGCCAAGTTCGCTCAAAATTTGGCAATAATGTGCCAATTCCTGGTGACAATGTAACTCTTAATGGTTCAGACCTTCTAAGCCAAGCAAAAGAAGAACAAGACAAATTACGCACAGAATTAAAAGAACAATTAGACCTTATGACCTACGATAAATTAATCGAGACAGATAAGAACATTGTCGACAACACAAACAATATTCAAAAATATGTTCCTTTGGGAATCTTTGTGGGATAATCATGAAAGTAAAAGTAAATAACAAAAATAAAAAGCAAGTTTTAAAAGAAATAAACGAGGATGAATACGCATTAATAGAAGATGCATTAGAAATTCCTATTTCGGAGCTTCCTTATTCAAATATCTTTGGAAATAGATACCGTGTTCTTGGCGACTTTGAAACCGTCAATAAAGGCCATCCAATTTATGAGATGGTTAAGTTTTTTGAAGATAATGATTGGGTTTTGAATACACAAGAAGGCAATAAGTCTCTAACATTCAGCAAAACTTGGGAATATCAGAGACCAGACTCGCAAGACAGAATGAAGGTTAGCAAAACTTTTCAAACAAAGTCAATTACTTTAAAACTTCAGAACCTTATACCGAAGATGATTGCTTTTTATACAGAATCACTCCCAAAATTATATAATCAATATTTTGAGGCTTTTATAAAATCCGCCGAATTAAAGAGAAAAGCAGCTGATCTCATGGCTGGTGCAGATACAGAAGAAGGCTATAAAGAATGGTATAAAGCCAATGAAGCTTATGAAAAAGCAAAGATGCTTGAGGTCTCTAAATCTACTACAATGAGAAGCACAATTAATAAGTTTCTCGGAATAGGTTATAGAACAATTCCAGCAGTGCAAATAGCAAATCCAAGTACTCCTTTGAATGCTCCTATAATTGAGAAATTGCAAGGCTTTCAAAAAGCAGTCGCTGATGAAGCACAGCTTTATAGATGGCAACAAGATCATGGCGATCTTTTTATACCTTGCTATGTTATATTCTCGAGACACCCTATTGATGTTTTTAGAATGTCAGACCATGTTCAGATTCGCTCTTGTCATACCCCTCCATCATCAGCAGGCGAGGTTAGATTTGATCAATATAATATTTGCGCTTTAGCAGAGGCTTGGGCCAATGGAATGATTGCTTATGCTGTTGAGGTTAAACAATTTGAACAAAATAATATTCAACCAACTCAACAAGATATCGATCAATACGAAGATTCCGAACTTTTCTGGGATAGAACTCGGGGAGAGGGTTTTATTTCTCCTATTGCTCGTGTAAGAATTAGAAATACTTCCTTTACAGACCCAGAAACAGGCGAGGTGACTCAAATCGGAGTTCCGGATCAGAAAGTTTATGGCACAGACATCGGAGGCTTCAAAGAATACGTTCGTAGTCATATCTCCGGAATTCAAAAGTCTTCACTTCAAAAAATATTTAACGCAACCGTTGAGGCAGGAACTAATAAGCTTTCCATTCCTCTCGACAACTTTGAAAGATTTGGTGGAAGTTATGAAGACAATGGTGCCTCTATTAGAAGCAATTTATCTTTAATGTTTGCGACTGCTCTTGATTTTGATGCTGAAGGTATCGAGACCAGCGGCGATATTAGATACGATAAAAGTATTCAAAACGAATTAGAAGAGAGAGCGAATGAAGGCGGGGCCGGTTTGGAAATATTGCAAATCCAAGCTGATGAAGAAGCCGAGGCCGCCAGTCGCAATACCAGATGGCATTTCGATGTTTCTTTGGATTTAGATTACGAAGGCGATGTTTATATCGAAGAGATTTTGCTTACAGTGTTCGCTGTTCTCCCAGAGTCCGTCAATGTCGGAGACAATTATACAGCAATCAACGAAGCGTTTGCAGATTATATAGATAGATTTAATCTTTATTGGGGCAATGAAGAAGTTACACCAGACTCTATTGCGGCTTATGCTCCTTCTACTTTTATGACTCACAATTTCACAAAACCTTTTATTGCGATTAGATATCCAAATTTAGCTGAGATTTCTTATAATATGGGAGAGAGAATTGCTTTCGGAGAACTTCCCGGGGAACTTGCAAATATGGCGGACACTTCAAGAAATGGCGGCTTAGGTCTTGCTCTTGTAACCGATCCTTATATTGAAGATGCTTTCGATGCTGTTGCAAGAGATATTTGTGCTTTACGAGATTTCTATGATGATCCCGAATGGTATTTAAATCAAGCTTATCATCAAACTATAGATCAAACCAATTGGCTTGTTGATTCTGTTAGTGAAGGCGAAACAACGACAATGTTGGAGATTGTCGAAGAAGTCTCATATGACACTATCATGAATATTGATTTAAAACAACTTATTATACGCGGCAAATACACTCCAAAACAAGCAGCAGCCATACTTATTGCTATTGGCGAAAGTGAAGAACTTCAACAATGGCTTATTCGCGAAATCAACAAAGAATGCCAGATTTCTGTTGGAAATGGCGAGTCTTTTATTAATAATAATGAAACTGTTATTCCTTTTACAATAGACGGGCCTCAAACATATCAAACAGTAGAAGATGTCTTGGCTGATATTGATGCTGCTGGTGATGATTCGTGGTCAAGCGTCGAGGATCATTTTCAATTAAAAATGACAATAACAAAAGACCAAATTGACTCGAGTGCAAAATTCCTTGCTCTTTACTCTCTTTTATCGCAATACGATCAAGAGGAGATGGCAACCTTGATTTTGGCTTACAGCGATGAAATAAAGAATTTATTTCCAGCAGAACCACAAGCCGTAACCGAAAACAAAAGACGAATGAAGATTCGTATGCTCCGAGGATAGTAAATGTCAGAAGACAACAAATGGTCAAAACCCGCATCTCCGCCACCTCCTCTTTTTCTCGGAGAGAAGGAGCGCAATCTTGTTAAACAAGTCAATGATGAGATTATTGAAAGGGTCATCGGCCAACAGGTTCTTTACTTTCCAATTGACATGTCTCGCACCAACTTTCATCCAATATACGGCGAGGCCATTGAAAAAACTTTTCTTCATCCAATTAGAGTCTATGCTTTAGTTGAATATGAAGGAGTTGAAACAACATTCCTTGAAGGCGTTGGTTTAGATAAAACAACAAATATCAAGGTCAACTTTCATAAACGAAGATTAACTGAAGATCAGAACCTTTTTGTTCGTGAAGGCGACTTCGTAAGATACGGAGAATTTTTCTACGAGATAGTTAAGTTAAATGAGCCAAAACAATTGTTTGGCCAAATCGAGCATCGCTTCGAAGTATCAGCGCAATGCATAAGAGCAAGGGACGGATTATTCAATGGCAGTTGAAACCAACGGACAAATAATTGAAGCATCAACATTAGAGAATATTGATGTTGGCTTTTATGAGTATATTGATGAACAATTAAATCTTCATGTGACCTCGAACGGTGGCTTCAAGAAAGTTCCCGTTGTCTGGACTGCCGCAGAACGTGCGTTTCAAGTCAAAAACGATGCAACCCTTCGCGATTCTTCGGGCAAACTTCGCTTGCCTACCATAAACATCGAAAGAACAGCTGTTGCCAAAGATCCTTCATTTAAAGGCTCTCATCAGGCAAATCATTTAATTCCAGCAACGGGACCTCGAGGTTATAAAAACAATCCTTCATTGCAAGGACGAAGAATTATTCAAGTTAAGTCCTCCGAGTTTATGGAGAACGATTTAAATCGAGACTCAAAAGTTGCGGCAAATACAGGCCATACAATAACAAAAAAAATTGTTTACGATGAAATCTACCTCCCGATACCTGTTTATGTTTCCATTACATATTCTTTAACAATTAGAACAGAATATCAGCAGCAAATGAATGATTTGGTATTGCCTCTGATAACATCAACAGGTCAAATCAACTCATTTGTGTTCACAAAGAATGGTTATCGTTATGAAGCTTTCATTCAACAAGATTATACGCAAGACAACAATGCAAACAATCTCGGAGAAGAAGAAAGATATTTTTCAACAAAGATTGAAGTCAAGGTTCTTGGTTATGTCCATGGCCTTGGCGCAAACGATCCTAAACCTCAAGTCGTCACCAAAGAAAACATTGTCGAGGTTAAGTTGGTCGGAGAAAGAATAGTAAAAAATATTGGTGATGATAAGAATTATGTATGATAGGGTTATTGACTATTTAAATAACTATTTAATACGAATAACATTAAATTATAGGAGATACTTTAATGGCTACTAAATTTGACTTTTTGTCTCCCGGTGTAAATATCAGAGAGATCGACCGCTCAATCCTTCCAGCTCAAGCACAAGAGCCCGGACCGATTTTGATTGGGCGCGCTAAAAGAGGCCCTGCTCTTAAGCCTGTTTTGATTAATACATACGAAGACTTTGTTACAATTTTCGGCGAACCTGTTCTTGGAACCGCTGGATCTAATTCTGATATCTGGAGAGACGGAAATACAATCGGGCCACAATACGCCGGTATTGCTGCTCAAGCTCACTTAGCTTCTCAAACATCTCCTGTCACATTTGTTCGCCTTTTGGGTGATGAGCGCACAGGCGCAACCGGTGGTTACGCTGGCTGGTCTTACGATGGCCTTACAAGTGCTGCTTCTACCAACAAAACAGCATACGGTCTTTTTGTTGTTGATTCTGGTTCTGTTGACGCTGACCCGACTGGTGCCCTCGCTGCTGTTTTCTACGCGACCGCTGGCGCTCTAACTCTTTCCGGTACCGCTGTCGGTGGTGCTGCTGTATCTGAAGCTGGAACACTTATTGAATCATCAATTGATAGTTATGGTTTCCAATTGGATGTTCGAGGAACAGATGGTGCCGTTGATGAATCAATTAGATTCAATCTTAACAGAGATGATCAAACATATTATGCTCGCTCTGTTTTCAATACCAACCCAATGCTAACAAACAGTGAAATTATTTCATCAGGTAACAGAAAGACTTACTGGCTTGGTGAAACACATGAAAGATTTGTTGCTGATACTTTGGCTTCTTCTTCTGCTGGTGAGGTTTACGGTATTCTTCTTCCTTTGGAAAACGGATCTACTGGCTTGAACTGGGCAAATCGTCAAAAGAAAATGACTGCTGCACAATCTGGCTGGGTTATTGCTGCTGATACAGGCCCTGCTGCATCTTTTAACGCCGAAAACGCCCAGAAGCTTTTCAGAATGATTGCGCTTCATGAAGGAACCGAACTTCAAAAGGGAGTTATGGTAGCAATCGAGAACATCACTGCTCCTAATGACGTTACCGTAAATGCATATGCAACATTTGATGTTGTCACAACTGACGCAAACGGTAATGCCCTCGAGACAATGGCTGGTGTTGATTTGAATCCAGAGTCTGACAATTACATTGTCAAAAGATTTGGTGATACAACATTTGAATGGCGAGAAGAAGAAAGAAGATATAGAGTAAAAGGCGACGAACCTAATGTCTCAAATTACTTCCGAGTTGAAGTGTCAGAATACGTTTCAAATGCTCAAGCACAAGGTGCTGTTCCATTTGGTTTCCTAGGCCCTGTCCGTCCAAAAGGATTTACTCTTGCTTATGGCTCCTCTGGTGCTAATGTTTTTGGAGATGGCATTAATACTGGTGACGCCGCAACTGGCTTAATTACTCCAATTTTAAGCGCTAGTGCTGATGTTGATGGCTTAACGTTTATTGTTGACGATGGGATTAACTCGGCAATTACATACACCTTTACGGGCGAAACCACAGCCAGAACATCAGCAACTGCTTATACAGTTAGCACAGCATCACTTTCAACAGTTGCTAATGTGACTGAGCGAATAAAGGATGCCATTGATTTGGCTTTTGCTAATGGAGATAGTGTCGTTGACGCTGTAGACCAAACAACAAATGTTGGTCTTACTTCCTCTCTTGGTGGTACATTTATCAATGGAAACACAATTACAGGTACTTATATTAATGCATTAACAGGTGCTATGACTGCTTTTGCCGGTGGAACAGACTCAGATGATTTTGCTGGTGCTTTCGTTAAAGGCAATAACTCGATGCCAAATGCTGGCGGCACCGCAACATTATTTGCAAGTCTTCCAACTGACTATACTGCCTCATTCCGGTTCCCTTCTCTCGCTCTCCGAGGTGCTGGTTC